GACTTGGTAAGAATTTGCGATGTTGCAAACATCTGGTCTGTTGCAGAAAGTTTTCCAGCCATCCATCTAGAAAGGAATTCTGGCGTAATTTGATTAACGCCCCATGATTCTAATTGATTAATGGCACCCTGTTTTCCACCAGCACCCTTATATTTAGGGTAATTGGCAAAAGGATTCATTACCTGAATCTTGTTTCTAAGGTCAAGAACAGCACCATAAAGTCCACTTTGCCCTTGATATGTGGCATTACCGGACATAATTTTTTGCAATTCACCAGGTTTAATACCAATGATAGCCAATGCCTTTGCACCCTGTTGTGTAGGGTTAGCAAGTTGGTTAATACCGGTAGTTACTTTTGTACCAGCAACTGAACCAGTACTACCCATAGAAGTCATTAGGTCAACCCAAGCAAGCGTGTCCCTTGCGGACATTCCGTTTGCTTTTGCAGACTGCATCAAACCACGGGACATTGCGGAAATAAGTTCGCTTGGTTTAATGTCACCAGCACCAATGGCAGCATTGTAAAGTTCTGCTGCCTTTTCTACGGCATTTTTGTTGTAGTTTGCAGCATTTTTGTTGGACATTTGACCAATGTCCTTCATACCAGCGTTAATCAAAGAAGTAAGTACACGTGAAGATTGTTCAGTTGCTTGACCACCAGCAATATTTCCAACAACGCTAAGTTTTGCAACCATGTCTACGACGTCTTTTAATTGCGTCTTTGTAGCACCTAGACCGTCATTCCAGGAAGCCGTACCAGAAGCGGCACGGTAAATAATGTCAGCCATGTCGGTAAGGCTGACACCAGTTTTCTTAGCAATGTCTAGTGCCGTTTGATTAAGCCAGGGAAGTTCCTTCTTGTTAATACCCGCCTGTGTTACAGATTGGGTCATTAACTTATCGAAGTTCATGTATTGCTTAATACCTTCGTAAGCAACACCACCTAGTGCAAACGCACCCCAAGTACCCGCCTTCAAAACGGCGGGGGTTCCAAATGATTCTAGTTTTGTAAGGTTTTTGTATGTGGTTGAATAACCTACATTTTGTGCTTCAAGTGAACGTGTTACATCTGCTTGGCGCTGTGCAATACGTTCGTCAGCAATAGCAAGACGGTCATCCATTGTGATGACCTTGCGCTTAGTTTCATAGTTTTGTTGCCAAACACGGTTATTTCTAACGGTGGAATTAGTTAACTTATCCGTAAGGTCGGTAAGTAAAGTTGTGTCGTATCCCATTCTTTGAAGAACTTCACGGTTCTTCATCATCAATGGAAGTACTTCTTTAATTTGACCGGCTTCTATTTGAAAACTGTCAGCAAGACCCTTAACTGCTTCGTCGGTAACAATTGCAGAATCTACAAAATTCTTATTTTCCTTTGCGGCATTTTGCATTGCCTCCACGAATTTCTTCGTGTTACCGGTCACATTTACATTTACATTGTTGTCTTTACTTGCCATAAAAGTGCCTTAAAAGGAGAAAGCCGCTACCCGGCGTGGGGTAGCGGCTATTGGTCTGCCGCCTGATTGCGTTACAGGCGGAAAGGTGGTTTAGAAGATTTTTGCAATTGTTTTCGCGACTTCTAGGCCAATCAATTCCGCAAGAACTTTAATTTCTTCTACTTTTTTTTCACCGTCCATTGTCATCGCTTTTTGCATTAAAGCAATGTCAATCAAGTAGTCAACGGTGCCCCGGTTCAGAATATTACGCGGTTCTAATCCAAGAAGTATCGCGTATGCCCCCGTTTCAATGTGGGGGTCTGAATCCAGGGACTTTAAAAAGTTTCGTCGGCTTCGTCGTTCGCGATATTACTCCACTTAAACAGACGATTAGCGGCGTCAATAAGGTCGCCTTCTGTCAAGTAAAGTGCTACGCAAGCGTCTACAGCACGAACCGCTTCAATCCCAAGGGCCTTGGCAAGGTCGAGGTCGAACTTGGTCCAGGTGCCATTGGGGTTATCACTACGAAGTGATAACTTGTTGTCAAAGTCGCCATCAACAACTGCAAAAATACCAACGCATGAATCGACAAGCATGTCGGCATTGGCCAAGAATGACCAGTCGTTGCCTTTTTGCTTGCGACGATTTTCAATTGTAGCATTCAACTTTGTTGCTGATACTGGCTTAAATCGTACATAAATTTCTGGGTCGTCCCAACGTGGTACTTGAATGTCAACGTATAGTTCGTTAACAATCTGTTCACGTCGGTGCTTCAAAGAAAGCAGGGGCGTTACTTCCGCAACTGGTGCGTCAGCAACAGCCCCCGCAGTCTCTGCAGTAAATTCATTTCCGTCTTGGTTTTCAATATTAAAATCAACCATGTGTTCCTCCATGGATTCGGTTACATTAAATTCTAACTGCTAGTCGCTTAAAAAGCAACTATTTATACACCAGAATTAAGGGTATTTGTGCCAGCGGCAGTAGTCTCACCGATTGTTTCAACGGCAATGTCAACCTCAAACATACGGGCTGCGTTGCTCATCGAGTCGGTTCCACCATCTTTAACGGCAATAATTCGGCCATTGTAGGTGCGTGGGTTTCCCCAGGCGGCACCAGTGTCGTCAAGTGGTTGAAGGGTGACAGTTGCCAACTTGTTTCCTACTGCGCGGTGCAGGTCAGAAAGACGGTCGTGGTCACGCTGTGTTTCGTATACCTTGGTCAATGTTACGTCCGAAATGGTCGGCATTGATAGGTAGGTGATTTCTGGGCCCATTCCGCCGGGACGGTGCTTGTTGACGGCTGCAGAAACGTCTCCGCCTGCAAACTTGTCAAAAGTTCCGTAGTCAACTGAATCAACAGTCAAAGTGGCTAGCCACTGCTGTTCTGAACCGTAAAAGTGGCTTGATACTTGTGTAGCCATTTAAATTCTCCTTGAATTAAAGTTTACTGATTAGTAAGGAAGCGGCGAAGTAACTGCGTACTTAGTCACGTTTACAGTGACCAATTCACCGAATGGTGACATACGAAGGTTAACAGCAGCATTGATTTGACCAGCAGCGATAGTTGCTGGGGTGTTGACTTGTGGGCCAACGTTTACTGAGAAAGCATTGGCAGGCGAATCGCCGTAAATGCTCTTTCGAGTCCAGTATGCCTGGCATTGACCAGAAAGTGCACCGTTAAGTGCCGAGAAGATGTGGCCCTTACCGTCAATTTCTTGGAATACAAAGGATTCGGCAATGTTGTCAAAGTCCTTGATTACTTGCATACGGAAACGAACGTTGTTTAGGTAGACCCAGTTGGTGTCTACTGCACATGAACGGAAGCCATAAACAGCAATGGTGTTTTGACCAGGTACAAACTTAATAACGTTTACGCCTGCAGCATTAAGGGTTCCGCGGTCATCTGCGCCCCATGCTTGGGTTACGTTTACTGCGTAGTTAATTGAACCATTTACGATACCGGCTGCTGGAACGTTAGCGTCGTAAGATGCGTCGTTTACAGCAATGTTAGCAGCAACGAATGCTGAAGGCGGTACAGTGCGGTTAAATACAAATCCGCTAGTTTGGGTTGGGCTGGTAGATACAACGCCAGGAACGACCAACCAGGGGGCAAACAAGCCAGCGTAGGATGGGTCATTGGCAGTTGACTTAACAACCGTTGCAGCGGCAGTAAGGTCTGTGACTGTAGCGCTGTTTGGTGCGTCAAGGATTGCAACGCGGTTGAATGCTGCAGCGTGGTTAGTCAGGGTTCCGTAAACGGTGTTGCTGGTGTTGCCAGGTGCTGAAACTTGTCCAGGTCCGAATGATTCGTTGAATACTTCAAGTGCAACTGCAACGTCTGCGTCAGCAGTTGCTGCGTCAGTTCCACCGGTTAGGTAGATGTTGGTAACTGAACCAGTTGAAGGAAGGATTGAACTTGCTGATGCTGATGAAGCAGTAACCATTGAAACATAGCCAGGAAGGCTGTTTACCCAGTTAATTACATCAGTGTCACTTCCAAGAAGTGGTGAACTTGCCATTGTGATGCCATTGTAAGCAATGGTTGCAAGGTAGGCAGTAGTTGAATTTACAGTAATTCCAGTGATTGACAGGATTACACCTGCTGCACCGGCGCTGCTACTGTTTGCCCAAGCACCCTTACCATTAGCAGTAAGAACAAACTTACCACCGTTGGAACCACTTGTTGCAATTGCACCAGTTGAAGTAGGGGCAACGTTTGAAACGTAAGCGTTAATTCCACCTTCGCGGAAGAAAACGTCAAGTGAGTCGTAAAGAAGGGTGCTGTCAACAGTGACTGCGCCTGGCTTTACTGCGTAGCGACCAGTTACCTGGCCGTTAACAATTTGACCGAAGTACTTAGTAAAGTCTGCGATTGAATTAATTGGAACTGCGATGTTTGAAACACCTGCGGCATTACCAACGACAAACCAGGTGCCGGTAGGGTTGTTGCCACGGGTGCTTGCGCTGCTGGCGGCTACGTTAATGTATACGCCTGGGGCTTGATTAGCCATTAGTTATTCTCCTGTGGGGTTAGGGTCGACTCAGTTTCCTGTGTCTTTGAATTCTTGTTAATTACAGGCTTCTTGGGTTCTTCCTTCACTTCGCTTTCGCTTACTGAAGTTTCAAGACTTGCAAAACCTTGCTTGATGTATCCATCAATTATTTCGTCGTCAGTTACGCTGTAAACGAAACCGGGTGACATTGGTTGGCCACTGGCGTCATAAATGACGTGTGATGCCTGAATTAAAATCTTTTTCTTGCTCATTGTAGTGGTTCCTTCTCGACGGCGATGTTTACGGCTTCAACTTCTGGCAATGCAGAAGGTGCTGCTGTGGATGGTAGTGGCAAGCCACCGTGCATGTTCATAGCACTGCCTACAGTCACGACAAAACGAGCGTGGCCAATGCCAGTCGTTCTACCACTGCTGTGTTCGCCTTCTAGATATTCTTCGCCATCCCAAACGGTTGTTTCTGCAAACCCTTCAAGACCGCGTTTCTGTACAAGGCAGGTACGGATGCATGCTGTGTAAGCCTGCGTCAACGCTTCGGTTTCCTGCCAGTCTTTCGTTCCATAGACATAAACCATGGCTTCTACACGAAAGTTTGTTCGAATTGCATTTTGGTAAATTTGTGGACTTCCAACAGTTGTTGGGACACTGACCAAAACGGCCGCCTTCGCGTTCCTTGGAAGGGTGCGAAATTCGGGGCGGTGACGGTATTCAAAAGGAAGTTCTAAAACTTCACTTCCAAGAACACGATTAAATTCTGCTATATAAGTCGGTAGCCATTTTTGAAGGGTATTGTAAACCGCTTCTTGGACCGAATGCCCACCGTAAACAGGGCCATAGGCATCATCAAGGTAGGACAAATTCCAGTCTGTCCACCAATCACGCTGTGCTGCCATAATGTTCCTTTATCGTTTTTTATCTGTATAGGTTCGGTAATGGGCAGCAAGAGATTCAATTTGTTGAACCACTGCGAATCTTTCAGGTTCAATTTTGCGTAATTCCGTTTGTGACTTCATATCCCTGCTACGCCAGTCTTTTGCTGAAGCAAGCGCTTTTTCATGTTGTTCTGCAGTAAGTTTTGGTTGAACAGTGTGAGCCCATTCACCATAAGTCATTGGACGGTCATCAATTGGGGCACGGCCTTCGCGGGACCTACGTTCCGCTTTAACCTTATTCGCTTCCTTCATGTGGATGCGGTGTTCTTTATTATTCTTACGAACTGCTTTTGCGTATGCAGCAGCATTACTGTTAACACGGGAAGGCTTGGTGCGAATATCTTCTAAAAGATATTGACTAACAATTTCGTCTGCAATAAGCATAAACTTTTCTGTTATGTCAACAAAAACACGTTCTGGACGGTTGGCACCTATTTGATGACGGAAGCCGTAGTTTTCTTTCTCAGAATAAGAATCACTGGCACGTTTGTTACGTGGGTCAATAATTATGCGAAGGCTGTTTTCTGCAAATGTTTCAATGCGTGGGCTAGTAGCCGCTTCAAAAAGGTAACCACGGTTAATAAGTGGTTGGTCATTTGGATTGTCACGTTTTGCAAGTGTTTTGTCAGCAAGACTTCCCCAATTTTCGTGAACACCAAAAGTTGTTGAAATTCCTCCGCCTTTAAAAACTTCTTCTTCCATTAAACCAAATTCAGCGGTAATCGCATTCATGGCTGGTGCAAAATTTTTACCACGTTCAATCATTGTTTCAATTGTTACGCGAACATCGTATAATCCGGTTACTTCAAATCCACCTAAATTAGCCATTGTTAGCCGCGTACCCAAGGGGCAATAAGGTTATCAATCTGCTGGTCAATTTGGTCAAGATTCATTTCACGACGGGTCTGCGGTTCAAATTCAAGAATGATGAATTTTGCTGCCTGGAAAAGGCAGGCACGACGAAGCGAAGCGGGAACACCATGGGTATAACCGCCGTCATAAATAACTTCAATACGACTTCCTTCAGGGGCAAAAGTACCAAGACGAATCCAGACGTGACCGTCTGTTACATCAGGGCCTTTGATTCCGCCGTGCAAAAAGTCGATAGGCTGAACGTCACCGTAGGTACGCAGAATCTGCATAGACCTGATTGTGTACGTCCATAGTTCCGGATAAACCGGTGCGAATTGGTCAAGCCAGAAGTGTCGAACTAGGGTCGATGCACCTAACGCTACGGCTTGAGAAAGGCCAAGTGAACCATAAATGTCCATAGGCATGTCTGCGTTATTCCCATATTCAGATGGGTCAATACCGAATAGTCTGTCTTGATAGATGTGGCCCGAAAACGGTGCCAAGCGACGACCAGTGCGGTCTTCCAAGTGGGAAGTCGCCTCAACCAAAATGTCAGCAATGACAGTAGGTTCAAGGTCGACGACCAACTCAGGATAGCGCCTTTGAAGGTCTGCTACGCTGGCAAGCGAAACGGGGTCGTTATATTGTGACCCGTTATTTGCCATAGTAACTACTCCTTGGTTGTGCGCTTAGATTTTGATGCAGCCTTTGGGGCCGCTGGTGTTTCTTCTGCTGGGATGTGAAGAACTTTTTCAACTTCTTCTTCAACCTTTGCAACGACTGTTTCAACAGCCTTTACAACTTTTTCAGCCTTTTTTACATCCTTTTGAACTACATAGTAAAGTTCACCAGGAATAGAAAGAAGTGCGTGGGCCAAGCGTGGTGGGACTTCAATAGCCCCGGCGTCACCTGTTTTAATCCAAGTGTAACCTTCTGTACCGCCTGGTTCATTTGCTGCTAGTAATACCATGGTAAAACCTTTCTAAAGTAAATCCAGCGCGGCGGGCGGGGGAGGAACGAGGGAACCCGCCCGCCACACTGAAATGTTTCTACCTAATTAGTCAACGATGAAGTTAGGGCTGTAAGACGTGTTGGTAGGTTGTACACCATTACCAGCCTTAGAGTCCAAAGCACTTGCAACGTTAGCAAGACGACCAATGTACTTAGGCGCACGAACAGCAAGCGTGGTGTCCGCAACGAATGCGAATGGCAGGCTGTCAGGCGATGCAGTAGTTGGGTACACGTTGATTGCCTGCATTTCACGTACGAATGGACGTACGATGTAGTTAGGGTCACGTGACATTAGGAAGATGCTCTGCTCACCGGCCGAAGTCAGTGGGTGCAGGTTAGCGTTTCCGTAGACGTAAGTTGCTGGAACTGAACCTTGAAGGTGTGAACCGTTCTTGGCAGTAAGCGTAGTTCCGTTGTCAACAATTGTGGTAGTTGCGTAAGCAGCACCAGTGTTGTCAAGGAAGTTTGCGTCTACAATACCGAGCAGGGTGAAGTCCGTGTTAGCAGGGCTGCTAACCGAAGCGCGGTATACCTTGTAGTGAGTTGGCTGTGCGCCTTCTGGTCCAACAGGTGTGCTGAACGAAAGTGTGCAAGCGCTTGTTGAAGGTGAAAGCGTTGCTGTCTTTGCAGCCTGGATTTCTCCGTAGCGAGCAATTACAGGTGCAACTGCGTAGGTGTAAGAACCTGTAAGGGTTCCTGTTCCTGTTGCAGCACCGGTTACAGTTGACATTGCGTTTGTGCGAGGTGACAAGAACGAAGTCTTGACGATTGGTACACCACGGTAAGTAGGTACAATCAAACCTGCTGCAATTTCAGTCTGGTCGATGAAGCGCTGTTGGTTAACAAGCAACTGTGCAAGACGGCTGTTTGCGTTAGGTGACATGAGGAACATCCACTCGCTGTTCTCGACAGGCTCAGCGACGTTGCTTTCAACAAGGTCAATGAGGAGGTCAAGTCCACCAAGAGTAAGGCTGTTTCCACCGAAGTCAATTGCGTTCTGGTCTACACCATCAACCCATGGGTTGAATGCTGGAGCGCCCCATGAAGAAGCACCACCGTAGTTGTCAATTGTTCCGTTGCCGATACCCTGTGAAGGGCCACCAGTAGATGCTGATGAGAATGACGAGCAAATTACGTCAAGTCCATCGAATTGTGGGTAAGGTCCCGCAACTGTAGGTGCACCAGCACCCCAGATGAGGGAATTCTCAATGTCCCAGTAAAGGCCACGTGCAGCACCCTCGATTTCGCGAGCACGAAGGTCGCCAATCAAGTCTGCAGTTACAGCCTGTGAGTAACCAGTTACAGCACCGACGCTTTGCAGCAAGCGAATTTGGAAATTCTCTTGTGCGTAGTTAGATGTTGATACTGGACGTGCACCGCCATCAGTGACGAATCCGCCCTGAGGAAGCGTTGTACGCTTGTTGAAGTAGTAAACTGTTGAGCCCCACTTGACTGTAGGTAGAGCACGAACAAGCGGCGCGTAGCGGCGCTGGTATTCGAGCAATACTGGGTCAATCTGCTTCTGAACTAGTGCAGCAGCACCAGCAGCAGTTAAGGCCTCTTCCAAATCGTTAGCCATTGCTAATTCTCCTTATATGTATTGGATAGGGGTTTATTTTTAATTGCTTAGAAGCCGCGGTCGGCTTGAGCAAACTTGTTTGCGAAGAATGGAGTAGAACCCCATACTTCATTCTGAACCTTACGGAATGCAGCAGAATTCATTTCTGCAAGCATGTGTGGGTCCAGTTCCTCCGACTCTGACAAGTCAGAGGCGTCGTTTCCGGTAGAAGCGTTGATGAGGCCCTTACGGAAGGTGTTTCCACCACGGTAAGACTCAACAGCGTTCTTCTTAGCATTAGCAACTGCTTCGGTAGCAGCCTTAGTGGCGGCCTCCGCAATCATTGCTGCAACTTGGTCGGCTGTAAACATATTTTCAGACACGGTGTTCTCCTGTGCTTCTATAGTTGATTCTTCAGCAGCAACTTCTTCAGCGGCAACCTCGTCTTCAGCAGCAGGTGCTTCATCAGCAACTACTTCTTCTTCTTCGGCTACAACTTCAGCAGCAGGTGCTTCAGGTGTTGATTCAATTGGCTTAATTGCAGCAGCAATAACTGCGGCAAGGGCCGAAAGGTCTGCATCGCTCAGCGTACGGACGGCAGCGGTTTCAAGCGTTGCTTCCTCAGCAGGAGTCTCTACAGGTGTGTTTTCATCGGACACTTCTGTCTCCATTTCTTCAGTTGGGGCGTTGTCGCTTGACTCTGCCTGTGGTACGGGGTCCCCACAAGTGGGGCAATACATGGCGTCCTGTGGCGTAGATGTGCCACAGTTGCCACAGCCGAGCGCATTTGCCGTCATTGATTCTGGCAATAGCGCTCCACACATGTGACAATGGATTGCGTCTTCCATAGCAGCAGCGCCGCATTCAGAGCATTCCATGTTGTTGTCGTTTGTCATTTCTTCATCCTCTGGTCCCATGCCACCAGCATCGCCGGTTGCATCTACCTGTGACCAGTCAGGCTTAGATAGGTAAATGTCGCCATCGTCATCTGGGTCAATTGCGTGCATAGCAGCAATGGCACCAAAAGCAATACGGTTGGCAACAATCCTTAGTTTGTGAGGGTCATTTGTTTGACCACTGATATTAATTGTATCATAGTCGTTAACAAGTGAAATAGAAGCATAGGCTTCTAGAATTTCTTGGAAATCGTTAGCAAGTTGTTCTTGTTCGCTAACAATGTTTACACCATACTTCTTTGCCGCAGACTTAATGCGTGATTTAATACGCGCTAGTTGGGCAGCAGTGTAAAGTTTGGCGTTCTTGTCTTGGTTAATGTATGACCAAGCAGCACGAACGTGACCGGCACCATTGATAGGATAACGCTTTTGCTTGTCCTTCTGGTATCCAGGGTCAGCGTAGGCAACATCGCCATAAGGCTTAGATGCGTCCTTTTCAAAAATCTTGTTTACGGCTTCTTCAACCGCTTCTTCCACTGCATCGCGAATTACTTCAGCGGCTTCGTGGGCAACTAATTCTTCGTCACGGGAAATAACTTCTACAGTTTCAACCGATTCAAAAATTGCTAGTTTGTTGTGTGATTCCGCAAGGGAAGCGTATTGGATTTCTGCACCTTCAACGCCAGGGCTGTTGGTGAAGTCAATGCCGTGAATAGCAAGGTCGTCAGCAGTAGTTGCTTCTTGACCGTCAGTGTGTACAACCGTTTCTGGATTGCCACGCCATTCACCACGAATAGAAACGCCCTTAATGAACTTTCCTGCAGCAAGGTTTGCAACGTCACGGCCATGGGCTGTGTTTGCAATTTCTGCTTCAAACATGGCAGAACCGTCAGCAAGAAGTTTTACGTTAGTAATGCGACCAACAGTTGAAGTTGCGTCGTCTTGAAAGGCCGCTGCGTGGCTAGTAGCCATGTTTAATGGCATTCCATTACCAGATTCAATCTGGCTTTGCATACGCTCTACAGCCTTTGCGATGTTCCCGCGGGTGTAAAGACGACGGTTTTTTGAAAGACCGGGCTTTAGAAAAATACCACGAATAGTGGCTGCCTTAGTTGAGGCCATGTTTGTCTCCTGGGATTCTTTGGCATCTAGTTTTTTAATAATTCCATTGACCCAAGAACGACCAGCATCCCCACCCCAGCCAAGCCAAGCAATGTAGCCAGCGGAAGGGTTTGAAGCGTTTGCCCAGTCTTTGCCCTTTTTGTCAACTTCGTGACGTGCAAAGTATGAGTGCATTCTTTTGATGGTGTCAGCGGAAATATTCTTACCATTAGAAAGGTCGCGTGCACGCGCAACACCTACCGCGGTCATGCCGCGATTGTGCTTTTTGCGCAGTTCTAATGAACGCGCAGCATTGCTTCGAACTTGTGCTGGTGGTGAAAAACTGTCTGTCATAATCTAATTTTCATCTTGGTGTAAAACGTTTTCCACGAAACTTCCAACGACTTACCTGCTTTAGGCGGTGTTGACGTTTGTATAAACGCTTTCTAAATCCGTGGTGCCTTGTTCGGCCCCATTGGGTTCTGCCGTATGCACGACTTGAACCTACTTCTTTTACAAACTTTTTTGGAATACCACTAATGCTTGGTTTTTTAAAACGCGCACGTGTTTGATAGCGCATGAAACGAATACCCATTGCGTGGGCTTTCATTGTCGTTATTTCACGCATATTGAATGCACGCGCTGCTGCGCCGGTTTCGCGCATTTTAATGGTGGTTTTTCTTAGGCCGTGATATGGGACTGACTTAGTGTGTCGCATCTGACCACGGGCCGCGCGGGCGGCTTTAAGGTTTGCACGTTCCGCAGCCAACTGTGCAGCAGTCTGCGAACCAGATGGATACTTTTTGTGCATTGCATAGGATGCAGCACGACCTAAATAGTTACCCATTAGCCTACTTCTTTAGATACCAATGCTGCGGCCTTGGCGGCAGTCATTCCCTTGTATCGGGTGAAGTTAAAAATTGGCTTTGTTTGGTCAACCTGTGGGAAAGAATCAACGTTAGTGATTCCACCTTCAGTAGAAACATTTGGTTCTTCGTTATTCATCTTCTTGAACCGTTTCGATTGTTTTGTTAGCCTTACCAGTGTTTCGTGGCTTCTTAAGAAGTTTGTTTGGTTCCTTAGCAGCGACTGCGGCCTTTCCACCACTAACGTTGCTTGTTGGTGCCGTTGTAGGACCTTGCATAGCGTTTTGTGGCGTTCCCTGAACCTTGGCAATATTAAGGTTTGCCGTAGAAAGTTCTTTAAGGTCTGACCATAGAACCATGTTCTGACGGTCAACAAGAATTGGGTCATCGCCACCTTCAATTGGTGGTTCGCCAATGTCTGCGCGGGCGCGGTTAATAGTCCATGAACCATTGCGGATACGCTGGTCACGAATTTGTTCAATAACTTCGTCGTCACGCCAGTCAACAACACCGAACTTCAATGTCCAGTCTTTGATGCCATGTGCTTGGTATAGAAGTGCGAATGAAAACTTTTCAAGAACAAGTTCCTGAATTGGACCTACGGTGTTAACACGGAAGGTCTTGTCTTGTGATGTTCCCGTACCACCACCGATGTTGCCTGATTCAACAACACCGACTTTTGATGGTGGAACACCATAGCCAGAAAGAATTTCGTCACGACGTTGCTGAAGTGTGCTTAACCAGTTATTAATTTGGTTAACACCCATTTCATTAACGATTGCGCCACCCTTGGTTTCAAAAAGGTTACCGATGTTACGGGCACCAAGGTTTCGGGTTGCGTACTGCTGTTGTAGGCGCTTCATTTCTGATTCAGGAAGGGCAAGTGGCCAGTCGACGTGGGCGCGCATTGGGTCACCACGCTTCATCGTTTCCTTAATCAAAGCAGCCGTAAAAAGCCAAGAAGTAATAGGCAGAATGTTCTTCTGCGTTGGGCTTACACCGTAAAGGGTGTCGCCTGGTGAATCAAACTTGACGTGGATAACTTCATTTGGCTTAAATCGTGCAATACGATTAGTAGCAGTCTTTTGAACGTATCCCTTAATAACACCATGCTCGTCGGCAATAACTGTCATTGTTTGTGGGTCAAGTTGGTAAAGGGCAACAGGTTCACCCATTGTCCATACAACTTCAGTAAAAGAATCACCAAAAATAAGAAGGTCAGTAACAATACTGCGCATCAATTGACGAACGTCATCTTTTGGATTTATGTAGTTAAGAAGTTCTTGAATCTTTTTAACTTCTTCTGGTGCTTCTGGCGTTACGTTTTCACCAGTGACACCACCGATGTATGTAACTTCAAGCCCACCAGCGGTGGCTGTACGGGCAATTGTGTCAACAGAAGCAGATGCCCATGTGCAAGCAAGGTAAGCCTGCATAAGTTGCTGCATGAAAGTAGGGCGGTCAAGTGTTCCCGCAGTTACGCTTTCACCAGGGTTTTGTTCAGAAGTTCCACCAAGTGGAACGCCGGTTGCATAACCAGCGCGCTTTGGTCCGCTTTTAGGACGGGCTTCTTCAATTTGTAAATCGAAGGAAGCACCCGCTTCTTCGAGTCCCCTTCTAAAAGATGTAATAGGCATTACAGATTTCTTTCTTTAGTTGAAGGGAAGCGAAAAGTCACCAACAAACATGTTTCCAAAATTGGGTGATTGTAGGGGTTGTGATTCATCTTCCATAACAGCAACCATTGTATCAGGTAGCCCAGTATTAAAAACAGGATTACTTTCATAAATAATTGGTCGTGCGTAGTTACCGGCGTACATGCAGACATACCGAAGGGCGTCAGCAATGTGGTCGGGAACATTCCTTGTTTCAGCATCATCAGGCTTTGTGGCGCTTCTTGGAAGTGAAGGAATTTGTTCTACAAACTGTGGACAACTTTCTTCAAAGACATGAAGCATTGGGCATTTTTCCCAACCCATGTTGCGGTGCAAATCACATGCAGGCGCATCGTTTAGGTATTGGTGAACGCGCGACCAACCGTTAATACGGTCATTGTCGGCCTTCATAATGCCGCAGCCTTCTATTCCATAAATGTCTGCAATAGACATTGGTGTACCGCGTGACCCCCACATAGAAGGGTCTGCAACGCGAATGACTTCATATTCACCGTGCGAATGTTCTGTTTCAAGAATTATCTTTGCCTGGTCGTCAGCATTTACGCCAGTTACACAGATTTCACGGTAAACCCAAATTCTTCCATCATTGTCAGTGGCAATCCAAACGACCGCAAATGGGTCCCTGAATCCATAGTCAATTCCGGCGTACTTTGGCCATTCTGGTGGAATGGGGAATTGTTTGACAACATGCTTAGAATATTGCCATTGTTCAAAGAACTGCCCGACCATTGCATCCCAGTCGCCGTCACGCATTGCGGCTCGACGCTGTGGGTCGGGAATTGAATTAAGAACCGCATCATACCCTTCGTTAACGTGGGGGTTATCGGTTGCTTTTGCAGGGATATAACAGACTTCACGGCTGTAACTGCTGCCTTCTGTTACTTCCTTGTGACGCTTTTTACCACGCTGTGTGGGGTTAATAAAGCGGTCTTTAAGATATTTGTGGCCAACGCCACCTGGGTTAGAAGCAAGACGCAAACCGATAACGGGTACCAATTTGCTACCAGAACGAAGACGTTCTTCAATGTGCTGAATAACCTGGGGAAGCATAAGTGATGCTTCGTCAATGTAGAAAGCCTGGTATTCACCACCCAAGATACGGGATGCGTCAACTAGGTTTTCAGCGTAAGTAAAGTTAATTACAGAACCATTTGCAAACTTCAACACCTTGTTGGTGGAATTCCATTTTGCACCAAGGTCTTTGGCATAGCCCCATTTTGCTAACTGGGCTAGAAATGATTCTTCAAGTTCTGGGTAAGAACGACGAAAACAACCGATTTTAATTCCTGGGAAATTGGCGGCATTCCAAAGGGCGTCCATAAGGAACGCAGCAGTTTTTCCACCACCAGCGGCACCACCATAAAGAATGGCATCAATTCGTTCTGCTGAAGCGGTGTGAAATACTTTCTGGCGTTCGTGTGGTTCATAACCAAGAATGCCAAAAACGTCGACCGTTTCCGGTACAACTGAATTTGAAATGAACTTACCAAAGTTGGACATTACTTAACCCAGAAGTAAATTGACCAGGCAATCCCCATGATAGTAGCGGTCAAAAAGGTAAAACCAATAGCAGTAAATAGGAATGAAACTGCTTCGGTGTATTTGATTTTTGATGCGCCATCAGCGAGTATAAGGGCGTTGTTCGTTTCAATCCAGGCAACAGTCTTTTCGTACCGTTCATTTCCTAGGATTTCACGTGCCTCAATTTCACTTGCACCAACAAGGCCGTGTAGGCCATTGTTGATAAGTTCTGTAAATTCGCCTTCAAATTCTTCGTTGGCCATTTTTTTCCTTAGAAACGAAATTCTTCGTTAGAATCGTTGGACATTAAACGGCGAATAAATTCGTCGTGGGCTTCCCATTGTAAATCGGGGGGCAGTTTCTTCATTATAGAAACCTGCCATTTTTCAAAGCCCAGTAAGTAAAGTTCTTCTTCACTTGGGGCACAATTGCACACCTTATCAGGGGTACAATGATGGCGACTATTAACCATAAGATTACAGCACTTTTCATGTTTGTCAAGTATTTCGCTTTGGGTGCCTTGCAGGTGGTTGGTCCGTTACAAGGGGAATCCCGTCAGAAGCCGTTAATTGTCGCTTATATGCCTTCCATTTGAAACGGTCAGGTGCGCCTTCGTCTACCCATTCAGAGTAGCAGGGAATGCACATTGCTGTTTTTACCGCTGGAAGAACCACGCAGATTTCGCATGGTTCGCTTGTTACACGACTGCGTTTTGCTTCAACGCCTTCTTTTAGAAAGTTAATACTTTGGTGGATTTGCCGAAGGTTTTCTTCGGATTTGATAATTAAGCGTTCTATATTTTTGACCTGTTCACGAACTGGGTCACGCGGTTGTCTGCCTTCAACTTTGGCAATAACAGCACGCTCTACGGATGAAGATTCAGGTTTTCCGCTTGTGCGGGCAATGGCTAGGTTTGAACCAGAACCAGAACTGTTTGAAGAATCGATGGATACAGAATCCCTACGAACTAATTCTTCTAAATCTTCAAGTCGCAACTTTGCAGCAAATTTGTTGATATTTTCAAGACTTTCGACCATTCGCTTCAAACGCTGTTGAGAACGACGGTTTAGTTTCCTTGCCACAAAAAGACTCCGTTAAATATAAAAGGACGCCGCCTGGCGCCCACTTAACTACTATCGTATGTAAAAAAACTTAGTCTGTCAAGGATTTATTATACGCTTTTAGCAAAACTACAAACTGTTCAAGTTCCATCGTAACGTAAGACTTGTTTGTGCCAGTACGGGCACGCTTGTGTATTACTGCCCAAAGTTTGTTGGCTTTTTTTCCGGAAACTTCGGCTTGTTTGCACCATTCTGATAAGGCCATTGCTTTGTGGTTTTTCGCTTCAAGGACCATCGGCGTGTTTCGAATGTCACCAAGTGCCATATCGCTACTGCCCCAACGCTCAGCGTCAGGAAAACCACTTTCATTAAGGAAGCGTACGATTGCAGTTTCGAAACTGGTTCCTTTTGCACGTGCCTTACTCACCTTCTGTAATCATCCTGTCAATCTTACCGGCATTGGTGTCAAGGTAACCTGACAAAGTTTCGCTAGACCAGTAAAATCCACAGACAAAACACTTCTTGTGAAGATGTTCGTCAGTTCGTCCGCATAGGCACTTTTGGCCTTCGTTAAGTTTTACATAGGTTGTTGAAATGGTGGCACGGATTGTTCTGCGTGATTCCACCCATTTCTTAGACTTTTCATCGAACACTTGTTCGCTTGTAACAGCAATGCTGTCATCTTCGCAAACCGTTCCGCATTTAAGGCATTCGGTTTTTACCGGATTTTCCTTCTTGTAGAACATAGAAGCGGTTACCTTTGGCACGTCCATTATTTAAGTTCCTGTACAAATTGTTTAATTCCATACCAAATAACGTACCAAGGCCAAAGAAGGGCATCGCCAACCATACGGCTAATGTAATCCTCAACCTTTAGTTCAATTTCCTGGTCCTGCCAGTCTTTGCGTGCCCGCATGACAATTTGAAAATAGCGGACAAAAAGGGCAATGGCAACCAAGACATACACGATAAGCGCTATTAGTGCCATTATTTTCCTTCGTTGTAAAGATGCCTTAATTCTTCTTGATAAGCGTGGATTGTTGACCAGGCTAGTCCAAGCCTGTCGCACATCCACTCAACATCATACGTGATTTGGTTGAGCAAGTCAACCATAATGGGATTAATTCCTTCAAGGCCGTAAAGAATGTCAATGCGGTCTAAAATAGCATTTACACGGTCAAGTTCAGCGCTATTCGCCATCATGCACCCAATTCGTATAAGCGGGTCGGTAGATGGGAAGTTGGCAGATATTGCAGAAATTGCGCGTGGCGTCTTCATGCAGCATTGGTGTGGGTTCGTGCTGTGTCGCTTCAACTTCTGTAAAATATTTCATACCAAAAGGCTATACGGCACTTTTAAAAAAGCAAGGATTAAAACTTGACGGCGCCGCGTTTTGGGTGTATGTTGTCGTGTGCCCAGATGGGAATTTGCGCACACCCTAAAACAAAGGATAAAAATGTCAAATACATCATCAATCGTATCCATTGCGGTTGCCTGGGCCGGTACTGCTGGCGGTGGGGTAGCAATGCTAAGGAAGTACGCAACCAAGGCAGAAAACTACATTTCATACGTAGAAGCAGAAATTAACAGCATTCTTACAAAATTGGAAGTACTGGACAAAAAGTTGGGACAACTTGCGCAACCTGCACCTGCACCCGCACCTGCACCTGCGCAATCAAAAACTACACGGGCGCCCAAGAAGTCAGAAAAAAATCCTGAACCAAAGAAGCGTTTGCGTTAATTCGCATTGGTCAGTAGCACAATGGCAGTGCACCTCACTGTTAATGAGGTGGTTGTAGGTTCGAGTCCTACCTGACCAGCAATTTGGCAGATGGTGTAATGGCAACACTAGGGACTTTGAATCCCTCGTTCTAGGTTCGAGTCCTAGTCTGCCAGCCAATAAATGAAAGGAAATTATGTCTAAAAGAAAACTTCTTGAGTGGGAAAGTCTTCACGGATTTGACAATGAAGTAGTTTCAGCACGAACTGCAATACCTGAATGGTATAAGCAAATTCCAAGGGATGTTGTAATTCCTGGTGATACAAACACAATGTCGGCAAAACACTGTCTTCCATTTTTGGAATCAATGACAACCGGTTATTATGTTACGCTTAACACTGACATTTACGTCGACCGTTCACAGGGTTTTCCAATATTTCGTTATGCCATTGAAGGGGATGGGGTAAGCGCAAGGCATCAAATTCAAACAGACCCCATGCCGGTTCCGCATGGTTACGAACCCTACTATTGGACATGGACTACGCGCGCCTGCGTACGTCTTCCTGAAGGGTACAGCGCATTGTACATACACCCAATGAATCGCTTTGAATTGCCATTTATTACGCTTTCTGGCGTTATGGAAAATGACTTCCCACTGATGGGCGGAAATATTCCCTTCTTCCTAAAAGAAGGTTTTGAAGGTCTTATTCCAGAAGGAACACCAGTTCTACAAATTATACCTTTTTTGCGTGAAGATTGGGAAAGCAAGAAAGTCAAGGGGTTAGCACATGAAGGACGCGAACTTGAAACCAAAAGCGCCCATGACTGGTACCGTAAAACAAAGTGGCAACGCAAATCTTACAAATAAAGAAAGAAATTATGAAAAAAGTTACCTTAGACCCCAACGTTGAATTTGAAGCAGTTCTTATAGAACTAAAGGAAATGCACGACCGCAAATCCAAGGATTATGGAAGCCCAGAAGATAGTTGGGCAAATGTTCTTGCTAGTGCGGAATTCGGAACGCCTGGATGGGTAGGCGCCTTGATTCGCATGAATGACAAACTTCACCGAATTAAAAACCACATTCGTTACGGAACGCCAATGACGAATGAATCTGTTGAAGACAGTCTTATTGACATGCCTGTGTACAACATTGGCGCTATTATTTGCTACCGTCGCGATACATATGGGCCAAACTGGTACAAGCAATGACCGAACTTGCTGAAGGTGTACACCTTTTAAAGGATGCAATCCCTGAAAAAGATTGTGATTACTTTTCGGCAAAACTTATAAGGCTTCGCGAAGAATTTAAACTTAAGGCATTCTTTGACGAACCACAAATCCTTATTATTGAAGAACCCGAAGAAGAAGATAAGCGTTTTATTGAAAAGTGCTACGAAATCTTCTGTTCCCAGGTAAAGGAAAAATACAACGACGGCCCATACCCGCGCATGGATGGTGACCTAAGTATTTGGCGCCCAGGATTATCAGGAACTGCGCACGTGGATAACGCTGACCCAAAAATTAAGGGACATGGCGCAAAATATTCGGGAATCTTTTACCTTAACGATAACTTTGAAGGCGGGGAAATTGAATTCCCGAACTTAAACATTTCGTACAAACCAGTAAAGGGCAGTTTCATTTGGTTTACCGATGACCCTGTAAACCCTGACAATCATTGGTCACACAACTGGGACCAGTACAAACACCTTCATCGTGTTAAAAAGGTTTTAGGAAATTACCGTTGCACCCTTCCAATGTGGTTGGGGTAGTGACATGGTAAAACGTGTAGACAAATTACAACAGGCACTTCTTTGGGCGGAAATAATGTCATCAGGCAAAACGCCTTGGTACCGACCCTGGCACCGTGGTTATGTTCAGGCTTTAAAAGATATTCAGTATTTCTTGCGTGACGATTGTTCTGTTGTTATAATGCCAATTGAAGAATACAAAGCCATTGAAGGCGATATTAAAAGTCTTTTAGAAGAAATGGAAAACAATGAACGCAACGCCGACTGAAGACCGTGTAATCCTTAAACTGGACCACAGCGACAAAACAACCGATTCCGGTTTTATTATCCCAGCATCTTCGCAGCCTGTACCGAATCAGGGTGAAGTAATGGCTGTGGGTCCTGGTAAAACCAATAGGTTTGGCGTCCTAATTCCTATGGACATTAAAGTTGGCGACATGGTTGTTTTCAGCAAAGAAAAAGCCTACGGAATCGAAATTGACAACGAACCTTACGTTACCGTCACCAGTGATGGCATCCTTGCGGTTATCGACAATGATTAAGAACGCACCGCGCAGGGTTCCGCGCAAGATGAAAAAAAAGTACTACAGCAAGGTTTCACTTGATTTTTCAACAGAAGAATGGTCACGTGTACGTTCTTTTGCAAAAGCAGAAGGCATGCGACCAACACAATATATTAACCAGGCACTTTACAATGCCGCTGGGGATTGGAACAACAATGAATCAATTTGAAGTTGGTGACGAAGTAGTATTAAGTACAAGTATTGGTCGTGTTGTTGGTTTTAACAGTCGCGACTGGCCTATTGTTGAATGGCCAAGTATTGATGAAGTTCTTGTAGAAAATCCTTCCGATATTGAACTTTTAACACCAGCACCACCAAGAAGGCCATTCTGGGATGATGGACGCTAATGCGAAGCGGTATATTTCTTGGTGATGCTTTAAAACTGGATTTAGACAGTAGAAGCATCAATCTAATAGTTACGCACCCGCCGTATTTTGGCTTTTCCGGTTAATAGTTACGCACCCGCCGTATTTTGGCTTTTCCGGTGACCGTTATGGTGGTGAACACGACAAACAAATTATTGTTCCCGACCACAAAAAAGTTGTTAAGTCACTTGTCAAAGCGACAAAGGAAATGGAACGCGTTCTTGCTGACGATGGAAACATTCTTATTTGCATTGGCGATGTTGCTGGTGCTGGAACGCCCTACCACTACGTTTCTGAAGTCTTAAAAAAAACTAACCTTGCTTGTCGTGGATTTTTCTACTGGGATTACAGTAGTTCTGAAATGTTTATTGAATTCAGAAATCCTGATACACCCGTCTATGAAAACATAAACCCTTATCACAACTTTTGGATTCACCTTTCAAAGAAAAACTTTAACCACTATTTTGACGAAAGGGTTCTTAAGCAGAACTGGGGTACTGAATTTGTATCAAATGAAGGTCAAGAATTGGACAAAGAACTTGCCAAAGGCGATGTAGCATTTGGTTCAATTGGTGACACCTATCCCATTGGTTGGGCGCACAAGTTTATAAATCTTTTCAGCCGTCCAGGTGATTTTGTTCTTGACCCGTTTGGCGGTACTGGTTTAACTGCCCAGGCAGCAATTGAAAACAAACGGTCTTATATTTGCGTTGACATTTCTACGCAGCAAACAGAAGTAGCAAAGCGAAGAATAGAACTTTATTATTCCGACCCCCAAAAGTATGGTACATTAAAATAATGAATATAATAATCAACTGGGTTGCACACATTTCTTTAGTTGGCGCCATAGCATTTTTCTTATTTGTACTTGCCGGTATTTGTGGAGCGTGGAAGTAATGACACCCGAGGAACGTCAAGAAATACGAGAAAGGCATTTTCTTTGGAAAGAAAGAGAGTGCAATTATGACGGCGAGTCCTACCCCTGCGACGTAATCAAAGTACTTGACTCTTACGACAAACAAGACGCTGACATTCTTGAAATTATTCACACTTATGACGAAGACCCCAATAGTAAAGTTCTTCGCATTTGGACGTTGCTTGGCAACAGGGCTTAAGAAGGGAAATTAACTAATGTTCTATATTACTTTTGGATTGACCTGGGCCATTGGTGTTGTTACTGGTGCACTTTTGATGCTTATTTGGGACATGTTAGTTAACTAATGTGGTCGTTTGTTCTTGAAGGCGTTGGTCTTACCGGTGCCTACCTAATTGGTAGGAAATACTGGTGGGCATGGTTAATTCTATTTACGAACGCTTTCCTATGGGTAATCTACGGCTTGATTCAAAAGCAATACGGATTTGTTTTTGCAAGTGCTTTTTATGCACCAATCTACATGAAGAACACAATTCAGTGGAAAAAGAAAAACAAAACAGTTAACACACCTATACACGAAGGACCATAAAGTGGACATGTTTGAAAACGCAACGCTTTTTGAAGTGGAAAAAAAGCCTGCTGTATCACTTGCCGATAAATTTGTAGTACCACCATTTTCTGTACTGGATAGACGCCAGGGTGAATGGCAGAATCGTAAACGACGTTGGCTTCAAATGGGTATGCGTTCTGAAGTTGGTCGCAATGAAAACCTTGCGTACACGGGTCAGGTTTCATTGAACGCAATAACGGAAAACGAAGAACAAGTTGGCACTTCTGTATTCGACCCAGTTATTTGCGAAGTTGCCTATCGCTGGTTTAGCCCCGAAGGTGGAAGCATTCTTGACCCCTTTGCTGGGGGTAGCGTTCGCGGAATCGTTGCTTCACAACTAAACCGTTCATACACTGGTTATGACATTCGCCCCGAACAGGTTCAATCAAACTACGACCAGATTGACCTTGCTAATTCGGAATTTCCACCAACATGGATTACTAGCGATATTCGCAATAGCGCTGTAGTTGCTGAAGGGCCAAATCATATTGCCCTTTCGCATGACGACAGGCCAATTATGTCTGTGAATTCCAATAACCCTTTTATTCTTGAAGCCGTAGACCTTTATAATTCAACATCTTCAATCCCTATGCGTAATGACTGGCATAACGTGCCAGTTTCAATGGTTCCATACCTTCAGTATGCATATCAACTTTCTTCCTTTAACATGTCAACAGAACCAAACCGCGTTTTTTCTACCGCAGTTGATAACGGAACAATGTGGGTTGCTTTTTCTGGCGGCAAGGATGGCATGGCTGCCGCAATTAAAGCAAGGAATGAAGGTTTTAAAGTAATTCTTTACCACATAACTGGAATCAATCGTGCGTGGCCTGATGAACTTAAATGGGCACAGGAAGCGGCAGACCAGATGAACATGCCATTATTTGTTGATAAAGTTTCTATTAGCGGTGCAAAAAACGGCTTTGTAGAAATGCCAACCAAAAACCAGGTTATTACCGAAATGATGATTGGCCGTATGATGGAATACGGTGGTTCCCATTACACCTTGGGGGTTTTTTCTAACGACATTACTTCAGCAAATTGGACACTTGATTGGTCGGATAATCCAGAATCAGTAGAACTTTTTCATCAACACCTTGAATCCAGGTTTCCTGGTTTGCAGTTTCACCAGTACCTAAAAAACAGCACAGAATCAATACATGTTGTTGCTAGTGAAGGATTAATCAATTTTGCGCATGGTTGCATGTCACAAATGCGTTTCCGTGATAAAACTAAAAAAGCCAATGAAACCAAATTTGGTGAAATCCTTCCTGGGCGGTGTGGTTCTTGCAAAAAATGCGTAAAGGAATACCTAAACCTTTTTGCATTGGAAGTAATCCAGTTTAATAAAGACTTCTATGAACACTGTCTTTCAAAAGCCAAAGAACTTCTAAAGGAAGAATTTACCAACGGCGCAGGTATTGATTCTATTGTTGACGAAAGTTTCAAGGGCAACATCTACCCCGAAGAACCATTCAACGCACCACTTAACGTAGAAATGCCCGAAAAAATTTTGGGGGGGCAGCCTGAAGGTTACGACTTCATTTTTACGTGCCCACCCTATGCGGACCTAGAAGTCTACAGCGATGACCCACAAGACCTTTCTAACATGCCCTACGACCAGTTCCTAAAGGAATACAAGGAAATCTTCGAAGCAGCAGTAAAGCAGTTAAAGAACGACCGATTCATTGGCATTGTAATTAGCGACGCACGAATCCAAAAGGGCGACGGTCACTACTACGGCCTTGTAGCCGACACGGTAAATGTTATGCGTGAAATAGGTTGCGAACTGTACAACGACTTGATTATTGTGGACCCCGTTGGTACCCTAGCCATCCGTTCGGAAAAACAAATGCGTTCTTCCCGAAAGGTTGGACGCGGGCACCAACACATGCTTATATTTGTAAAAGGAAACGGCAGAAATGCCGCCAAAGAATGCGGGGAAATCTAATGGACGACAACTACAGTCCCAGGATTGACGACATTGACTACATTGTTGACTTCTGGGCTATGGACCAGAACCTAGAAAAAATCCGCGGTATACTTAAAGAAATAGCAGATATGTGCGACCCAGAAAAGGACGAAGACCTATGATGTTCATGCGAACCAAGACATTCCACCGCAAGTTGGACGAACTTGAAGAACAACTGTACCTGAACTACAAGAAGTTGAACCTAACTGTACTTGACGCACGGCGCCAACAGCACGTCTTCGAAGCAATCCGCAAAACGATTCGTTAACCCGCGAATCGGGGGTAATATACAATTGTATATAGGCACCCCCCACTTTTGTATTAAACAATACTAAATACAATTCCTAAACAAACACAAACCAAACCCCTACACTGAACTTTTGTTCAACACAATAGAGGGCCACATCAAAAATTTTTTTCAAAATTGGCATATTGGGGTATTTAGCGTTGCTAAATGAATGGTGTGCTTATACCGACACATCTATTAATCGTATGTACGGTATATATGTATATGGCAATGACGGTGGCAAGGTGTACGGCGTTGGGTGCGTGTTGGACTAGGGTAGTCCCCCCGGATTTAAAAAACGTCTACCTAGCGGTCCAAATACATGGCTAGAATCCCAAATGCGAACAGCAACATCCCGACTACGTACAACATGACTAGTGCGTGTTAGGGGCGTGGAAGTATTTCTTCCCCAACTTAATGATGGTATCGCCAGGCTTGATTACTGCCCCGTCCATATTGTGGTTATAGACGTTAATACTGTCAAAGAAGCGGTTACCGTTATTGAAACGATACTGGATGGTCCATATAGCGTTAGGTCCAATAAAGGCTAGGAAAGCATCTTCGTCAAACGATTCGTTAATGTGGAAGGTTGTGGTTTCTGGCGGTGTGTTTTTCTTCTTACACTTGCAGTTACCGTCGCAACCCTTCTTCTTGTTTAAACTGGCTTCTATGGCGTCTGATTTGGCGTCCATAGCCTTATTAAGGTTGTTGACTTCCATCCCCACCCCCTCCAAAAAATTTTTACCTAGGCGTGTTACAAATTTAGCATTAAAGTCTTCGCGCTTGTATATGCGCGGTAGTCCATCTTCGTTAACGATGTAATCGTCAAAATCTGCAAAAAGGGATTTGTATCGTCCCGATTCGCCCCATACGTTAATTTCAAGTACCGAACCCCCGGCAATAAACGCCATAACTTCGCGCTTACCTGGTAGGTTGGTCGTGTTAAAAATTGCCTTGACTTCATCAAGGTTCTTAGCAGGTGACCATTGGGTAAATGGGAATTCCGCCCGGTCAAAAATTCGTACGCATGTGGCCATAAAAAAATTCTAGGGTACCCCCTATGCCTTGTCAAGTGTTTGAACGTATGTTCCTATATTAGGGTATAAAATTCACGTGCGGTAGCACCGCGCGGGCACGCGCTGTGTACGGTCTCACTC